CTTCATTAACAAAATCTTTCTTTAATTTTTGTGCTTTTTCTATGTCCACTCTAATTCCATGCTCACGCATCTCAATTAAAATTGGTAGTAGTTCTGTTTCCATTTTAAAAATAGAACTTAGATTTTCTTTTTTAATAAGAACTTCAAAGTGCCGCCAAAGTTTTAAAGTTAACTCTGCATCTTGTTCTGCATACTCTCCAACAAATGAGGATGGAAGTTTCCATAAATCTGCTTTAGCATCTAATCCCCATTCTTCAGCTTTTTCTTTTAATTTAACTTCAGATTTAATTTCTTTTAAGTAAGTTGCTGATAATGCATTCAAAGAATAACCTCTCCTGTTTTCATCAATGACTGCTCCTGCAATCATAGTATCAATTACTCTTCCATTTACTTTTATTGCTTCAGCTTTACACCAACCAATATCGTAAGAAGCATTGTGACAAATTTTATCTGCAGGTGATTCCATAATTTTTTTAAACCATTTCATAGTCATGGCTCTATCCATATTTCCCCCTGCTTCATGTCCAATTGGAAAATAACCTTTAAAGCCGTCTGCAGCTACAGCAATACCTACAATCTCTCCGTCTTTAGTTGCCCAGCCTGGTCCTTTAGTTTTAATATTAGGATCTCTAGTTTCTAAATCAAATGATATAACTGATCTGTTAGTTAAATCTGGATACTCCGCTGGTGGAATCCAATCGCTCTCTGTAGTTGTAAAAGTTAATTGAGTACTCATTTATAATCTCTTTCTAAAATCATTTCTAAATAATGAATTGCTTTTAAAACATCTTCTTTTTTACCTTTTAATCTATGTCTACAAATATATTTAATTGCATTTCCTTCAGCGAATGGAATGTTATTTTCATTTATAAATACTGATGGCTGTATCTTCATTGTTTTATAATGCTTACCACCAACCTGTTTAAAAAAAGTTTTATTTGTCATTGATTTTATTTTGTTGATTCATATACATAGAGTAAAATTTACATAAAGGAAAGTAGTATTCGTGAGTTGTTGAAAGCAAATGCAAAGATTTTTTTGCTCTTGTTATTCCTGTGTACCATACTCTTATTTCTTCTTCTTTGTCTTTACTGTTTTTAGTATTAAAGTTTGCAGGCCAATTTGATTTTTCATAAACAGCCACATGATCTGCCTCCCCTCCTTTTACAGAGTGAATCGTATCTATAATGATATTCGCTTTTTGATCAACATTAATATTTTTATTTAACAAGATGTTAAAGTATTCATAGTCCTTAATTGTAAACTTACGATTTAAAACTTCGTGCCATTCTCCGCCTGTTGTTTCTAAGCCACACCTTTGTTGCAAAAATGCCAGTGTCAAAGGTTCATTAGGATGTATAGAATTCCAACCTTTTGTATCAATTTCACGCCAACCACGCTTAATTTCAACTATAAAGTCATATAAAACGCCAACTTCTTCTTTAATTAGGCTATTGCCTTGTCTAAGTCTATTCCAATATAATATTGCGTTCCATTTACTAAGACTAAAAGACTTATTCCCTTTCATATCTTGGAAATATAAACCAAGATCTTTAGCATATTCTTTTAATTCTTTTACAATAGATCCTATTCTTCCTAAAATAAGCCAAGAACCTTCCATTTGTTCAATAGGAAGTTCATTAAATCGTTTGTATGCCCGTATCAATCCAGGCAATGGATTAGAAGTAAACTCTTTTTCTTGCCTGTTTTTAACCATTCTAAGTAGTAATTTAGAGAACTCATGTATGTCTTTATTCAATCTGTGAGACTGCTTTAAAATAACATTCCTACCAGGAAAATCTAAGAAACAATTAACTTTAGCTCCATTCCATTCATAGATTGCTTGGTCATCATCTCCTGCAATATAAATTTTATCAGCATTGTTAGCTATTTTATCTACAAACTTCCATTGTAATGGAGTTAGATCTTGAGCTTCATCTACTATAAATACTTTAAAGTGAGGAGGTTCTACCTCATCTATAAATTTAGAAATCATATCAGTGAAATCTATTTTATAATTCTTTTTAAACTCTTCGTAATTTCTTACAATGTCTTTAAACTGTGAATATCTTGCTCGTTTAATTGTTTCAGCTTTATAAACATCAGCAGGATCTACCATCATATTTCTTGCCTTATCATAAATCCTTAAACACCAATTATTAAATACTTTTATGTTTGCATCTTCTTCTGTAAACTTTGCACTAATAGTTCCGAAGCTTGTATGAAAATCAAGCATATCAGTCTTTGCATCCAATACTGTAACTCCTCTTAATTGGTTCTTACAAAAACTATGTATAGTTCTAAAATTTTTAAAGTCTTGTGGTTTGTAAATATTTTTACCGTTGTTAACAAATTTTTTAATTACTCTGCTTACAGCTTCGTCTACAGCTTTATTCGTAAAAGACACATAAGCCATTTGCCACGGCTCTACACCAAGTTTTAAATACTTCTCCACTAATTTTATTAATGTAGTAGTCTTACCAGTACCAGGCGGTCCAAATATTTTAACAGTTCTATTTCGTATCTGGATCGAATGACGGTAACTGTTTATTGAATTTGACATTTTTATCTTTTACATCTTCATGTTTAGGTTTAACTATTTTCCAAAGTCTAGCTTTGTATTCTTTGTGTCCTCTTATATATTCAGCACCATTATCTATTAGCAATTCTTTAACCTCTGATGCTTTAAGGTTATGCCCTTCTTTCTTTAAAAACTTTTTAAATACTTCTGATCTAAAGAATAAATTACCTTCTTCTTCATAAATATAATCTGCTTGTGTTTGAGTAATATGATCCGCTGGCTGGTTATCATCTATGAATGCTCTGAATAAATAATTAAATTCATCCTTCTCATCTCCTGAGAAGTCATAGCCTTCTACATTTGTTTGAATAGATTTAAGATGATTTAACCACATATGAAAATGTTCTTTCTCCATTGTTCTCCAAACAATATCTGCTTGATCAAACAACTCTGTCTTTAATAATTGTTGTTGATTTAAATGTTGACCGGATAATCTAACTGCTTTCTTATCTATTGTTAAAATATATTTAGGTGGTTTAGTATTTATCTTTTGAAAACTATCTACATCAAAACTATAATTGTTTTTACCAATTCCAAATTTACGTCTTAAACAAAGTTCTTTATTGCAAAATCTTTTAGCTGCAGGAGTGCTACATTTATAATTATATTCTTTTTCTTTATTTAAACTGTTAATAACAGTTCCTTTTACTTCTTTTGAATCTAATGCTGTATCTCCCCATTTTTTATTTGCAGAATGTAATTCATCTTCCCATGCACCGTCTTTTCCTAATTTTTTAATTAAGCAAACTCCCACATTAAATAATGCATCATTCCTTCCACTTTCCTTTTCCATCTTAACTGTCATAAAGGATTGAACACATGGAGGATATTCATTAAATAAATCTTCCCCTGTTTTAGATACTTCAATTTTAATATTATAAAAATCTTCTGGCTTAATTAAAAAAGGTTTTACTGCTGCCTCTAGTTCTTCAATAGGTATCGAGTGGCCAGTGTCGTTTATTGCATGTCGTGTAGTAAATTCAGAATTGTAGTATGGTAAGTTTAACCAATTACCTATCGTTCCTAACTCTACATTAATTGTTCTTTGCTTTGGAAATATCTCACAGTCTCCTAGACCAAGCACACTTGCTATCTCAGCAAGTTTGTCAATCATGTCAGATGCAGATACATAACCGTCTATATGTAAAAATAAATGAACTCCACCAGATTTAGATCTGTATGGAAACAATGGTAGTTTTAAATTTCTAATTTTTTTAATTAAATCAACAGTATTAAATTCTTTATACTTATCTACATCGATGCATCCCCACTTGCATTTATTATCATTCTTAATTGGTACTATTCCTAAACTTAATTCACCTTTTAAATGTTTTTGAAATAAATCTAAAGTAACTTTACCTTTCTTTGTAAAAGCTTTTCCTTCCGCTTTACCATCGGTCCTACGAGCTCCATTGAGCTCGTAGGTTCCGTAAGCAGAATCTAAACCTTCAAATAGTTTACTAAAAAATTCTATTGAATTCATAACAAACTAAAATGGAGATTTTTCTGTTTCTGTAGTTTCGTCTTGAGATAGGTTAACTTTAGCCATACCTTTTCTGCAAGTATCATAAAAACTTTGTGCAGCTTTCATAAGATTTGCGTTAGGTATATCTTTCACGTGATCAACTTCCCAGCCGTACCAGCTTCCTAAATTATTTTTTTCTAGGACAGTTCTCAATGTATAAATTTGAGACCATGTTGGTGGTTGGAAGAAACCCTTCTCACCTTTTCTTCTTTGAGACAACATCATGGAGTTCCACTTCTTAGACTTTTTAGCCTGTGTAGACTTCATAACTATTACAGCAGTTTCTCCTGGTTGCTCATCCTCTCCTACAGTTAATATAAAATGATAATGAGTAGGTTCAATATAATTACCATTTGGTAATCTATCTTTTCTATCATCACCTTTTGTAGTTTTTGTCATGATATCTGAATCAGCAGGATAAGAAGCAATCGGTGCTAAAGAATCTTTAGAACCTCTTTCTGCCCACTCTACATATTCAAATTTGTAAAAACATGGAATCGCTAAGAATCCAGTTTTACCATCATACATTTTATTTAGAACGGTATTAATTACCATTCCAGGTCTTGCAGCATCAACAAATTTAGCATCCCCTGGTGTTACATAGGCAGATGTATTTGTGATGATCTTTAAGAACGGAAGAGATACATCTTTAGATGTAATATTTTCCGCCCCAGCCCCAGCAAATTTTTCTAGATTAGATAAATCCATTGGAGCAGGTGCAGCAGTTTTTTTAACTACCGCTTGTGCTTGTGTTTTTACGTTCATAGTTGTTAGTTTTTAGTTGTTAGTTTTTATTTTTGTCCTGTTCGCTACATACAAACCGAATAAATCACTTGGTATTGCATTTCCCTTTTCGACTTGTTCTTTAACAAAGCCTCTAAGAGTTTGCCAGTGTATATCTTCTTTTTGATCTACGACAAGACCTTTTTTTTCAAGTTCAGCTTTTAATTGAACCGCACTTGAATCTTCACCCTTACTAAAAGTAACTGATAAATTATTTTTTATCAGATCCGCAAAATTATTTTTTCTTAGCCAATCAAAAGCATCTGCTTTTTTGTCTTCAGAAATTTTTGCGTAATAGTAAGGCGATACTTCGACAGAAGAACCATCAGTTAAAGTAAGTGATGATATTCCTGCCTCTTGCATCTTAGTAGGTATAACCTCTTCAGATAGATGTCGTTCAGCCGCTTCAGCATTTTTTAATGTTAATTCAGCTAACTCAACAGCTTTTCTTTGGGAGATTAATTTATTACAAAGTTGTGAAATCTCTGTAATAGTTGTTGTGTCTACATTTATAGTTGTTAGTTGTTCTAGGTTCATAATAATGACCTCCTTCGAATCAACATATAAACATTTAATTTGACAAGTCAACAGTTAATTATTATATTATTTTTTATATGTTGAACTTGTTTAACTTTAAAACAAAACCTTACGAACATCAAAAGGATTGTTTATCTAAATCTTGGGATAAAGAAAGTTATGCTTTCTTCATGGAAATGGGAACAGGAAAAACCAAGGTTGCTATTGATAATATAGCATTATTAAGAATTCACAAACAAATTACAGGTTGTTTAATTATTGCACCTAAATCTGTTTATACAGTTTGGGCATATGACGAAATTACTAAACATATAAGTAATGATATTCAATATAACATCTATAAGTGGAATATTGATAAACCAAAGACATTAGATAAATGTCTTAAAGTAGATAAAGATTTGACTATCCTTGTAATGAATGTTGAAGCTTTATCTACAAAAAAAGGATTTGAATACGCTAAAAAATTCTTGCTTTGTCATAATCCTAAATGTTTAACTGTTATTGATGAATCAACAACAATTAAAAATCATCTAGCTATTAGAACAAGAAACATATTAAAATTAAAACTTTTATCAACTTATAGAAGAATATTAACTGGTTCTCCAGTAACTAAATCTCCACTAGATTTATATACTCAATGTTTATTTTTAGGAGAAAAACATCTTGGTTTTAATAGCTTTTATACATTTAGAAACAGATATTGCGTTACTCATAGAATAGAGGTTGGCCCTGGAAAATTTGCTGAGATACCAAAGTACTATGTTAATTTAGATGAATTAGAAAGTAAGTTAAAAGATTTTTCTTATCGTGTTAAAAAAAGTCAGTGTTTAGATCTTCCAAAAAAATTACGTACAAGAAGATATGTAGATATGAATGAAGATCAATCTAAAGTATATGCATCTTTAAAAGAA